GATCTTCCAACCGATGAAAGCTGCTACTCCTACAGCTCCTATTTTGCCCAGGGATGAAGCGATTCCGGGGAGGACGGGGGCCATCATCTGAAAGCCCTGAACAAGACGCGGCAAGAGCAGAGCGACGGAACCGCCAAGAGTAAGCAACGTCCCCAATCCGCCAACAACAAGCGTCAAACCTCTAGCCAAGACCGGATGTTCCTTCGCCCATTGTGAGAATTTTGATATCACGTCTGCAAGACCGTTTTTTAACCCGGTAAGAGTCGGAGCCAGGGCCCCGCCGATGGTAAGAGAGAGCCCGCTCAAGGAAGCTTTCAGATTAACGCCAGCATCATCCAGTTTCGATGCCGATTCCGCGGCTTCCTTGTCGAAGACGACACCAAGATCATGCGCCTCTTTTCGTAGTGTCGCCATACCGGCAGTCCCCTCGGCCAACATAGGGAGAAGCTCTGTGCCTGCACGCCCAAAGACCTCCTGCGCTACCGCTGCCCGTACAGTGGGGTCTTCAAGGTTTGCAAGCGCCGTGGTTAGTTTTTCAAACTGCTCCTCTGGGGATAGATTCTTTATGTTCTCAAAACTAATCCCCAGCGTCTTGAAGGCGTCCGTGGCGGTTGATAGCCCCTTCCCGGCGTCATAGATGGTTTTCTGCATCTTTTTGACGCCCTTCTCAAGACCGCCGATGCTTCCTCCACACCTGGAGGCCATGAAAGAAAGCTCGCTCAATCTTTCGTGGGAAAAGCCGGTGCGTTTCGCCATATCGTCGATAGCATCCCCAGTCTTAGCGAAATGCGATGCAGCCATGGTCAGGCCGCCGACGATTGCGGCCCCCGCAATGGTCATTGCCTTTCCGATATTGCCGATATTTTTGGCAGTCCTGTCGGACATGCCTTTCATCGCCTGCTCGTCCTTCCCGACTTCTTTGACAGACTGGTTCCACCCGGACTTGTCGAGCAGAAGCTTCCCGATTATGGCACCCGCGACAAAACCACCGGTAGCACCTAGCGCCATGTCATTTCACCTTTTTCCTTAGCTTTCGTTTTTCCCTGATTTCTTGTAGCCTCTTTTTCGCCATCTCTTCGATTTCCGATACTTCCTCTTCATTGTCGAGATCGAATATCTGATACCTCAACTCATCTATCTGCGCTTTTATATAGGCGCTTTCCTGATGAGGAAGCAGACTTGCGGTATACGCATCCATGCGCTTCTTGAGTTTCCATGATGCCGCTATCCGTACCCATAGATTGAAATCGCGGACATCCATCTCCATGATCTCACTGAACGAAAAAAGGCCAGGGAACGTTCCCGCTATGGTTGCAATTTCTTGGCCCCTGGCCCGGGCGAGTTTTTTTCTAGCTTTGTCGGCCTGAAAATGTTCCTGATGACGAATTCCGTGATCTCAATCAGATTTTCGAGTTTCAGATCGTCGATGAACTTATGTTTTCCAATCAAAAGTTCAAGTCTTTGATAGGCGGCATCGAGATTTCCCTTTCCCGTTTCTGCATCGAGCTCTCGAATTTTTTTCAGGATATCACGGTCAATGGCCTTAGCTTGAAAGACTTTGCCATTAATTTCAATCTCAAGCGGCTCATAGAGAGACTTCTTTGTGTCGATTTTGAGACGCGGCATGATTCACCTCAGATGCCGAATTCAGAAGATCCGCTCTCCATTCCCATGGTCCCGAAATCGCCCTCTTTTCCGCTTTCCTGGGAGACGAAAATCTTAAACATGATGGGGAATACGCGCTGTGTGGACCTGTCCCACACAAGCTCCCATCCGGGAACCGGATAGGCCTCGTAGATATGCACCCACTCGGCCGGGTCTGTAGAAACCGCTCCGTCGCAAATGGGCTTGATCACGACCTGCTTGGCCAGCTCCTGGATGTTGCATCCGAGCTGATTGCGGAGCCTAAGCACGTTTCCGCTAATGTACTGAGCATTCAAGACTTCCGTGAGCTGGAGATACGTCGATCTTGTCATCCGGAGCTCTAGCGTAGCAATCGTTCCGCTGAGCATGGCATCAACGGCAGCGTTAGCGTAGCGCTCCTCTTGAATGTCCTCGACACTTGTCTCTCCCTTGTAAGTTGTCGCCCCGAGAAACGGACCGAGATTGATCGCTCCGCTCTCTCCATAGCCCCATACGATTTCGCAAGGGCCCATATCTTTTATTGGAAGCGCCGGCATTTTATGCCTCCTTTTAATAAATTTATGTTAAGGGCCACAGGAGCCCTCTTCCATACGAAAAATAAAATTAACCGAAAATTCATACCGGCCGTTGTCATCCTGTCCGATGTAGGCCGGGGTTTGTAGCGCCTCGATGACCATGGCGAGATAATCCCCGCCGGAGCCGTCGATCCTGGGGATGTTCCACCCACCAGAGGGATACTCACCGCTCCCTTTTGTAAGGGCATTGAAGACCGTCCAGATATCTTCCTCAGCCTCGAAATAGGTCTTTGCGCGGCTCAGGACCTGGATGTTAAGATTCGCCATTTCCGGGCAGTAATAATTCGGTTCCCCGCCGGCCGGCTGAGCCACAAGGACACACCGGACCGGGGCGTTTTGTACGCGGTGCCCGACCTGCAGAGTTCCGGAGGCTTTAGTGAAGCCGGTTCTGTCCTCGATGAACTGGCAGATCTCCCGAAACATGCTCATTTCAGCTCATCCTTCAATGATTCGGCGGTTATCTGCATATACTTTTCTTTATTCTGAACCATTTTCTTCTCTAGGAATTTTGGGCCCGGGTCTGTGGCGCCTTTATCCGTCGTCCAATTCTTGATCTTATGACTTCCGTCTTTTCTCTGGCCCTCATGAAGATATGTGGCATATTCGATATCGAATCCGCCCTCGCAGGATATTTGGCTATGTTCAACCTCGGCTTTATTCACTCTTCGAGAGCCCCACAGATCACCGACATCTTTCGGAGCTCCTGGAGATTCTGTCACGGAATCCCGCAAAAGCTCATTCATGGCATTAAATGCGCCTTTGCCAACGGCCTCGGGTGCGGACTTCTCAACCATTTTCCGGAATCCCTTCTCGAAATCGCTGAAGTCTATCGTCATTCCCATGGTTAGCCTATGCCAGGTCAATCTCGTAGTGCGGCCTGGAGAACGCCTTCGGCTGCTGGATCGCCATTATGGCCCTGTCAATGTCGTCTCCGTTTATGGATTTCACCCTGTCTTCATGGACAAGGGCCCGGCCCAGACGAAGGTCAAGCCTCCTTTTTTCTATGTAAATTTGGATCGTAGATACGACTTCTTCACCTTTGATATTGCGGACAAGCTTTGTCTTCCATTCTACGTAACCGCGGATCTCCACCACCGAACCGGACCCGGAAAGAGGCTCGTTCCATTCGTCCTCGCCGATGTACTTTCCGATTTCGATGTCATCCACGGAGTAACCGTTAAGCATGGCTCCACCTCTCGCGGACCCTCAAAGCTTCCTCGCTTGTCGGAAGCAGGGAATGTTCGCAGTTCGGATGCGGAGGGAAATCCATAGGCATGGTCGGATAGGTCGTACTTCTTCCCGACAACGAATAAATATTTCCTTCTATCTCTTTGCAGACTTCACAATCCGTATTATGATCCGACACCTCGACTAGGTCGTTATCATATTGGTTGCATAAATCGGCAGTAGCCTTCGTCTGTGCCTTTCTCAAAGTCGTCCTGGCCACCATCTTCGAATACTTCCTCAGATTCCACATTTTGCCGTTTATGTTTATGAGATTACCCTCGGCTATGCCAGCGAGAAGGTAATCCATGATTTTCTTTTTCAGCCACTGTCTTGATTTTTCCTCTGCCAACGCCGTTCTCATGTACTCGTCAAGCACGTCGGCGGCCTCATCGTAATTGAACTCTTGAATCGGAGCGGATTCTATGCGCTGAGCGCCCAGAAGAGCCGCCCGCAAGAAATCATCGACCGTTTTCCTGATCGTGGAGTTTCTCTGCACGAGAAGCTCCACCGTATTGTCCACGAGCCTCGTCTCAGCGTCTGGGATCATGCGCTTTGGCTTCCGGCCAAGAACTTCCAATGAGATGCGTGCCTTTTTGACTCCAATCTGATATGCCTTCCGCAATTCTTGCTCAGCCCATTTCTGCGTCCCGATGTTCAACAGATTTATCAGTTGCCGGACGCTAAACTGGATTCTTTCAGCCTTAGCGACCGTAAAGCTTGGAATGTCAACGCCGAGAAGCATAGACCGCAGCTCTCGCTCGGTTTGAGCGTAGATCCGGTTCAAGTAGTTTTTGTCTATCATCAAAAATCATGAACCTTCGTATCCACTGACTCTTCCTCATCCCGCTCCAGGTCAACCGCACCGAAATGGCGCTCGGTTTCCCAGGGCGCAAGCATGGCAATAACTATGGGGGGGATAGGTACTTCCATGAGCATCTTTTCCGAATAGCTTTCTTTCACGATTCCGGCTTGTGTCACGCCCTGAGCCTGAAGCCCTTTTCGCCTATCTTCGTCCGCAAGGTGAACGGCTAGGTAATAAGCCATCTCCGCGTTAGCCTTTTGTAGTATGACAAGATCGGCCGCTTTTGCCTCCGCGTAAGTCGGGAGTTCCCATCGAGAATCATAATAGAGTCGGTTATATGCCTGCTTCAGTATCTTCGTTTCAAGCACGCCAGAGCTTTCAAATAAATCATCCCATGCTTCGGTCTCAAGCCGCTCATCCTCAAAATAATCCCTTGCCTGTGCTAAATCCGCAAACCATCCTATGCTCATCGCATGCCTCCAAAATATGAATATACATTGCGCTTCTCTCCCGGCTTATTCCTCGCTGTTTTTTTGGCTCGAAATGGCCCCCTGTGTTTTGATGCCCAAAGTTTTGAATCAACACTCTCTTTCCACGTGATAAGCGTAGGCTCATCGGCGCTGTGTCCGTGCAGAGTATCGCCTATAGAAAGCAGATGCAGTTGAGCGAGATCGATTCCATCTGAAGTGAAAAGATGAGAGATTTCATTGACACTCAAATTATGGATTTGGCTTAAAAGAATCGCATCCGATATATGAAAATGTATTGCCTCCTGCACGACCAAATCAACGTGGGGAAGAGTAGTTTCGAGCACGATATTATCAGCCGCATGAGCATGCCCGCCATCACTAACGGCCAGTTGGTGAGCCTGAGAAAGAATTACCGGATCAATCGTGTGTCCGTGCTCAGTCGCATCGACAAGAAGCTGATGGATTTGGCTAAGCGTTATTCCGTCAGAGACATGAGTATGTTCCGAATCATTGATAGCCAGAAAGTGAACTTGCGTTAAACTCGGAGAATCTGCCGCTTGAGAATGAGAAGCTTCGGATACTTCTAATATTGAAGAAACATCCAGGACAGGCTCTTCTGCCGAATGCGCATGCGTTGCTTCCGAGACAATAAGAGTATGCGCTTGCGTTAATTCTGGAGAATCGGCCAAATGATTATGAGACGCTTCAGCAACAACCAAATTATGTGCTTGGCTTAAAACTGGAGATTCGCCTTCATGCGCATGAGAGGCTTCGCTTATCTGAAGGTTGTGGGCCTGATTCAATGCTGGAGAGTCAGCAGCTTGAACATGTTCACCATCAGAAACGGATAGATTATGCTGCTGAGATAGAATTGGACTGTCCACTCCCTGAATATGAAAAGATTCGCTGACAGCCAATATATAGTTTTGAACTAATGACGGAGAATCAACATTTTGCGCGTGAGAAGCCTCTTGGACGGCCAAGGTATGAACTTGGGTTAATGAAGGACTATCAGCAGGTTGAATATGGCTCGCTTCCTGAGTCACAAGAGTATGGACTTGCGTCAGGATTGGTGAATCCGCAGCCTGATCATGGGAGCATTCAGATACGACAAGCTCGGTTGCTCCCAACTGCTCGATAAGCCAAAGATCATTAGAGCCGAGTCCTGTTCCGATAGAGCAGTCGTCAATATATAAAGACAGTACAGGTCCAGCAGTACAATACATATTTCCGAATCGTCCTACAGATTCAGAAATAGTATCGCTATCAATATCTGTTTTGGAATAGATTTCGACCCCATTAACCCATGCTTTGAAAATTCCATTATTTGCGCCTGGTGCAGTCGCCGATTTACCGTAGACAAGACAATTGTACCAAATGCCCGTACCGCCGAAATTTGTAGCCGTCGTTATTTGGTGATTCCCCGCATCATCCTTATATTGTATCGTCCATTTTTTTACACCAGCTAGTTGTTCAATGCCGATTCTAGAATTGAATAAGGGACCTATCCAAATAGTATCGAAATTTTCGAATGTTGTAATAGATGAAAAATAAACTCGGAAAGAACTATAGTATTCTGTCCTGACCGTGACCGTTTTTGAACAATAATCATTACTTTCGCCGCCGCTGCTGTCAACGGTAACTTCCATACGTTGATTCTGCGCCACTACCGTCCCAAAAGTAGTCGTCCATGCATCAAAAGTATTGTCATCAAAATCATCGCTAAATTCATCGGCATTTGCCGGATAATTCGTTTTGATGGAATGGGTGTGCGAGCTTTCTGAAACCACAAGATTATGAAGCTGAGTCAAAGCGGGAGAATCGGCACCGTGAGCGTGATCGCAAGCGGACACAGCAAGAGTGTGGGCCTGCATAAGTGCTGGCGCATCGGCGGCATGGGTATGTGCACCATCTTGAACGGTTAGAACCGTATCGGATGGCCCGCCAAGCGCTCCGAGTATAGGCTGAAAATTCCAACTCATTTTATGCTACCTGTCTTATCGACCACTCCAGAGTTCTGTCGGTTCCTGCCAATTTTTTGATCGTGACGTCCCAACCATGCATCAAAATCAGCGATGGCGATACCCACGTGGCTGCCATCGTGCCTATAATAATCGCTTCATAAATCACTCGCTGTGTGCTGGCACTCCGGCATTTTTCGTATATTCGAATCTGATATTGGTCTCCGGCTGCCATCGCTGATAAATCCAGGAAAACCTGATATACGCCGTCCGTCGTGTCTGCGTCTGGTCCCGATGTGTCTGTAGTCAATGACCATTCCGTTGTGCTGATGCTCGCGCTTCCAGAATAAAGCTCGCTTATCGCCATCTTATTATCCTCCTAATCCATAGGCACAAGCATACAAAGCGTCTACGGCTGCGCTTTTTTGCGCCCGAATATAAATGTTCGACCCTGCCGGAACGTCCCATTCTACCCCTGCCGTCAAGGGCTGGTTTGTGATGGTCTCCTGTCCCTGTACGTTTACGGACAAATCCAGAATCATGATGTCATAGTTCGAGCCGTCTCCAACAGCCAAATCAACATGATGCACCCCTGCTGTGTGTGATGTGTCCGAACTTGTAACCTGAATACCTAACTGCCACCACCAGAGACGGTTTACTGTCGTTCCAAGAAGCGTCCATGAACCCTCGGAGGTCGTGCCCGATGTCAAAGCTGTTCCGTTCGGATTCGATGCTCCGACAGCCTCGACAAAGCTTCCTTTTCGAATCTGTGACGGATTTGATGGTCTGCAAAAAGCCATGATGCCGACTCTGAAGGCCGTTGCTACTGTTGACCATCCTCTGGCTCCGAGAGTCGCTCCGCTAGGAACGAAGAGCGGAAAGAAATACCAATTCCCAGAACCGCTTCGCCCTCCTGAGGCATAATTGTCGGAATTGCCACAAATTAGGTCTGGTATTCGGCTCGTAAAACTTGTACCACCAGCCTCATCAACTCCTATGTCTACTACTGTATTTCTGCTCGCCGAAGCCGCATAATTGCTGTTTATATTTATCAGCAATCCATAGGCATCCGCGCTCAAGGCAGAGCCGACCTGGGCGTATGATCCATAGGCCCCAGTGGCCGGAGTTATACTGGTTCCGTTAGCCGCTGCCGGACGGGTCGTGCCCCAGGATGGCAACGATAAACCGTATGTGTTCGCTCCTGTCGGGACGTGTAGCATTATACTCCTATCAAGTCGGTGTCCCGATCTCAATATCCCACGCTGGGATCGTTACGGTATTGCCCGCCGTCAACGCCTGAAGCGTGCAAGTCGTGACATAGAGAAGCGTCGAGGTTCCGCTCTTGCTAAGGGCAATATGCTGAGCATCGCCACTCACGTCAACCGTGATTGTTGCCTCCTGGTCAACCGTAGTCTTCCGGCTTGATCCCCCGCCATCACCAGCAGCCGGACCCGTAAAGGTCGGCGTGCTGGACATCGCCAGTTTATACCCGCCAGCTCCTTTGTTTGATGTGGCTTCTGCGTATGTGGTTGGTTCCGTTTCGCAGACAGAAATTCTGTCAGAGTTATCTTCGAGATATTGGAGCGACGCATCTAAAACAGCGCTATTACAACTTTTACCCATTGGCCTTCTCCTTTTTCTTTTCTTTAAGCCTCATCTCGATATGCTTGAAAAGATCATTAATATCGATCGTCCCTTTTTGAACTTCGAGCACTACGTCATTAACAGGCATTCTCATCGACTTTTCAAGCATTCGTTTCGCTCTTACTTTTGGATCCATGTAAAATCTCCTTATTTAGATTTAATATCCTCTTCTCTCTAGCATGATTCTAAGCATTTTAAGGCCCCGCTTCCTAACCTCAATGATTCTATGCGTGCTTCTTCTTAAAATTCTGTGAACATCTTTAAAATCCATCTCAGCCAAATCATGCAAAACAATAATAAACCTCTCCATATCCGGAAGCCGTCTGATGCACAAATTCAAATCCCAGATAGCGGCGTCATTCTGAAAGTCTATGTTTTCAGCCGCAATCATGCTAGCTTCATAAGCCAAAGCCCGATACTTTTCCCGGAAGTAATCGTTGATTCTTCTCTTGGCTATTCCGTACACGTAGGTTCTGAATTTACTGTCTCCCTTGAAATCGCCCTTGCAGAGAGCAAGGTATACTTCGGAGGCAACGTCCTCCTGATCAAGATGGTTCCATATCTTCCGGGATACGATCATCCTGACGTAGCTCTGAATTTCTGCCAGATTATTCAATCTCCACCTTCATCGTGTACGGCTTGGGCGTGACGGCCCCGAGGTCATCCGTGTAGTTGTTAAAAACGATATCGGTTAGCCCCGGCTGAACTTTTGTAAACTTGAGGAAAAACAGGCAAAATACCTGTTCGCCCTCGAGCGCCTCGGCAGATCCGCTTGCACCGCCGACGACCAGACGGCCGGGGGAAATTTCGTTGCCTCCCACCAAATTCCAATCCTGAGTTGAATTGCCTTTCGAGGCCTCGATGAACGTAAGAAAGGCATTGTCGAAATCGACGCCGGAAATTCCCTCCGGCCCGTTCCCCAGACCGAAGGCTGTCATGGCCCATAGCGGATGACCCTTAACCATGACCTGTACCCAGACCTCATTCTGAGGAACTCCGACCGTCACCTTTTCCGCCCATATAGTGAGCGGGGGGACGGCGATCGAAAGCGCCGCAGTGACAGACACTATCTCTTTATGCAGATTGTCTATCTTGCCCTTCATGTCCACGAACAGGGGGCACCGCTCCAGGGAATCGCAAAACCATTTTCTTAAACACATAATGTCCTCCTATTTCCCGAATATCGTTTCGGTTCTTTGCAGATAGTTTTCGGTCAGCCTTTTTATAGAATCCCGGATACGAGGTTTGAATATTTCAAGCCTCGTTCTCTTAATCACATCCGGGCTGGCATTTATCTTGGTTTCGATAAGCTTCTTTGAAATCTTTACGTCGTCTATTTCGAAATGACGAAGTATCGATCGCAGATAACTCTGGCTCCTCACCATCCGCTCAAACTCTATGACAAAGTATCTTCCCGACTCTGCCAGCCGGAGCAAGTGAGGCATCCAGGTCATGATCCTGTTGAAATCCTCATTCCATTTCTGCAGCCGGTTCCGTCTCCATTTTTCCTGGCTGTGCCACGTGGTTATCGATAGCCAAAGATCGGCAGGGTTGCGGAGGATGATCCCCCTTTTTTCTACGCCCAGCTTATCGATCTTCAGCACGAGGTATCCGTTGACTTCCCCGTAGTGGTCCCGGTTAAAACGCCTCTGAATTTCTGGAAGCGGACGTCTCATATCCTGCCATCTTCCGGCCTCGTGAAGGACGGTCCAGACTTTTGAGCGATTCATCGTCTCCGCCAAAAATCGGGTACCGCTTCGTCCCATTCCGGTTATCAAAAAATTATTCACGCATCACCTCACCGCATAAAGATTACAATGCCGTCCGTTCTCCGCCGTGCAACTGTTGATGACTTTCTTCGCTGGCCATCGAACGGAAAACCCAAAACTCAAGAGCTTTGATATTAGGTCTTTGCCTTCGGCCATATTCCGGTCAAGGCCGGCAGGGTAGAACTCGACTAGCATTTTTAGCTTCAGCAGCCGTTTCAAAAGCCCCTTCATGCCCTCAAGCACGGAGATTTCATGGCCCTGCGTATCTATTTTCACAAAATCAATCCTGCCGTCATAAGCTGAAAAAAACTCATCCAGAGAAACAGTTTTTACGAGAAACTCCCTCCACTCAGAAACAAATCTTCCCAGATGATTATCTCCCGAATTAGCCGGATTGCAGAAAAGAGCAATAGAGCTCTCACATCTTGAGACGGCATAATTAGCAAGCATTACGTTTTTAGCATCGATGGCAGAAACGTTTTTCATCAGAATTTTAAAGTTTTCAGGCTCCGGCTCGAATGCTACGACTTTCCCCGAAGGCCCTACGAGTTTGGAAGCAAGGCAGGTGTAGTACCCTATGTATGCCCCCACGTCGACGAAGACATGGCCTTTCTTCAGGTCCCGTCTTACTATCGCCGTTTCCCTAGGCTCGTATACAGGATTTTTTCTCAGTCTCAAAGAATCCGTTGCATCCAAATAAGCCAGGCTCATATCACAACTACCATGTAGAAAAACGGCCCGTCTTCCTTAATACCGGCGGTCTTTTCCGGGAACAGATCTGACAGCGTTTTCCGCGTGTAAATTCTCAGATGCCCGGGGTCATCGACTTTTATCCTGGGCGTAGTTATCACGATTCTCTTTTCTGCTATCCGCACAAGCTCCGAGGCAAACTGCTCGTCTTCAGGTACGTGTTCGAGCACTTCGGAGCAAACTACCGTATCGAATTTTTCGCCTATTTCACCGAGCATGTCATGGGATGAGCAATAGTAAAACCGTACGTCCTTAAACAGGATTTTGGCTTTCTCTATAGCCGATTCGCTGAAATCGCAGCCAGACCATGCCCCCGGTCTGTATCTTTTCAGGTTCATAGTGCTGTGTCCGTAAGCGCAACCTACGTCAAGAAACGATCTGCCGATACAGTAACCGGCTATGGTTCTGAACCTTCGCTGGTGTCTGGGCCATGAAAGATGTTTCCAGATCTCCCCGCTTTCCCAATGTTCCATATACTTTTCCGCGTCCATCAGTAATTCATCCTGTAATATTTTTGATAAAACGCCTCGCGCTCTCTCCGAGCGGTTGTGGATTTGAAAAGACATCTGGCATCGTTCGATTCCGGAAGTTGTTCATAGGCTTTCGTCGGAATCGCATACTTTTTGATATGGGGATAGATCTTCATATGCCAGTAGAGGTCCTCCACAGAAGTCAGGCAGCCTCGAAGATCGAAGGCCAAATATTTTCTCGGAGAAAAAGTCACGATCCCGACCATATCGACTTTCGCGGGCTTAGAGATTTCTCTTGCCCGGATAACCTTTGTATTCCCATAATAAAGCGGTCCATGAAACGTCCGGCCCATGAGCCCCAGAATCCCATCCAAATTTGAGTAGTTGAGGAACGCCTCTACTAACCCGGGCTTGGGGAAAACGTCATCATCGGCCTTTATCACATAATCACCTTCGGTTAAAAGAGCCAAGGCGTGACGCGCTATATTTCCGGGATCGGGAGAAAAACGAACATGCCGAATAGCCAGGCTAGTTTCGAATTTGCCGGAAGAGTCGGCCAGCCAAACGTCATTTGTCTGCATCAACCATGCCGTCAATATCGCAGGAAGATTTTTTAACCGACGATAAGTGGAGATGACTACGGAAACTTTAGGCATGGTCTCTCTCCCCCTTCGACCTTCCAGGCCCTTTCTGCGTTCTGGCCACCACGCGGTCCCACCAGAAATGGTCCTTCGTGTTGTCGTAGCAGGTCCGGATGAAGCAGTGGTCCCCTCCAAGTTCCTTCCGCCCGAAGGTTCGGATGTGCTTCATCCAGACTTCGTGTCTTACGGCAGAACAGAACGACGCTATCTGCCCGTACACCGGAGGCTTCTCCCAGTATCCCGGCCTCGGGAGTATGCCTAGAGCATGGACAACCCCGCGGAAAAACACGATCTCGGGATCGTCAGCTATAACCATCCGGAAATCCTGGACGAAAAGATGATCCATTAGCATGTCATCATCGTCCAGAACCATCACATACTTGGCCGGTATCTCGCGCACGGAGGCAAAGGACCGGTTAGCATTATGTTTTCCGTAACCCCTAGGGCTTCGGTCATCCCTGATCAGGATGTGGATGTAGTCATCACAGGCTTGCGCCTTCACCGACTCTATACACCGTTTTAGCATATTTGGCCGCTGCGGATGCACCCTCGTCATGAAAGCGATTGTTTTTAAGTCCACAGCATCCTCTTTTTTCTCTTTATGAACTTGTAGGGAGAATAATCATTCCTTCTCGTGCCCCTCCATCTGTGAATGACATATTTTTCCACCGGAAACTCCAGCAGCATTTTGTCCGACAGGCCCATGTTGAATATTTGTGACATGGTAGCCAGGCATGGAGCTCCGTGATCGATGTAAGGCTTGAGCCTGAGGTAGGCGGCAACGCTCACCAGATGGAAATACGGGTGAAGATAGGGAATAGCAGTTTTTCTTTTGGGGGCAGCGTAAAGCCTGTAGTATTTCAACGCCTTCGTGTTGCTGTAGTTCGTCGTCCTCTTTCTGGGCAGGCCCGAGTACAGCTGCTTTTCATTCTGACCATTGGGGTCAACCTTGACTATTTTCCCTACGCCGAAACTGTCTGCCCTCATCATGTCACACATCTTTCCGACGCATCCCCTCATAATCTGTGTGTCGGAGTCGAACACGACGGCATACTTGGTTCGTACTTGTTTCAATCCGATGTCCATCCCTGGGCCGTGGCCTATGTTCCTCCCGGGCGCAATCACAAGCGTATTTTCAGATTTCAGAGACTGGATGTACTTTGCGCATGGATTCAAGCTGTCGGAATTATCTACGATGACCATTTTCATTTCCGGATAGAATCTGTGGAAGGAAGTATAGGCCCTTTCAAACAGACTCTTCGTGTTGTAGACCACCGTAACGGCCGTAACGTCCTTAAGCATCTTTTTTCCCTAAAAGGTTCAAGTAAACCTGGTAATCCTTTGGAACCCATTGACGCAAGACTTTCCGTCCGGCATCCCGCTTCTTGTAGATTCTGGGGTCATGGCCTCTTCCTATTCCCCCTCTCCCGGGAAGCCCCTTCATTCCCACGTAAAGAGGCTTCGGATCGTAGAATACATGGCAGGACCTTCTCTTCTTGGCAGCCTGCCATATAGCGTAATCGATATAAAGCTTTCCCGGGGTGAGAATCTTGAGAAGCTCCGGGATGAACGATTTTCTAAACCCGGTTTGGGCAAGCGAGGCATGGCCCATATTCCCGATAACAAGATAGCCTCCAGTTGGTAGATGGTAGTAGCGGCTCCTGCCTATGCCCGTGACTTCGGTTTTCGAAAGATGCGTCGCCATCGCGCCGACGTAGCCCGGGGCGTAGTATTCGTCGTCCTCGATAATAAGAATCATATCGCCTTTAATGTATGGAATCGCCGCCCTTAAATTCTCGGAAAGCGTGTATTTCGAATCGCCAGGCCCGGGCTCCCGGCGCACGTAATCAAAACCGTTTGGCTTCTCTATTGGATGCCTGCCATCGTCCACAACCAGCCATTGGTCAACTTTCACGGCCTGATTCTCCATCCATTTCTGACACAGGGAGAAGGCTAGGGGACGGTCTCCCGTGGGAGTTATGGCTGTTAACATTCCAGCCCTCCTTCGGTCCGTCTTTCAATGTCTTCGCCCTCATGACTTCCGAATGAATCATTTTCCAGAATCCTTTCAATCGTAGAAAATGGGAAACACCTCACGGCAGAGTTGGGGTTAAGATTGACGACTTTAAACTGCGTCCTCTGGAGAAGTTTTGCTAGCTTATGAAACTCTATGGCAAAACCGCGGAAAACCTTTTCCGGCATGGGCCTAGTGATATAGCCGTCGTGGTAATGTGACTTCCCATCGGCGAACTTCCCGTCTATGCCAAGCAAGTAAATTGGGTTGGCCCGCAAGGTTACAGCCAGCCCCACGGCTCCTGTGCCACTATTGTTTCCATGAAAAAGCCCCTTTCTAATTGAATTGGAAATGCCGTTCCGCCCTAGCGACCGGATAGAATATACGTCTTCCAATCTCCTCCCGACGAGATTGAGGTAAACTTTGTGTCCTTTGAATTCACGCCATTTGGATGCGGAATCCGGAGTAAGTCTGTTGGTCACGGCCAGTCCATAAAAAGATGCGCGGCTCCCATCCATGAAAAAGCAGATATCCGCAAACGGAACGTCCAGGTACGACCTGTTTATGGCGATTATCTTTCCCTTCCCCTTGAGGCGGTTAAAATCAAAACCCCGGAGGCTCGGTCCTCCGCCGATGATAAAACACCGATGCCCTGCCCAAGCCCCATCCTCCATAACTTCATAAAACGGCCTGTGTGGATGGATCTTCCTTTTCTCATCCGCCGCCCGCTCCGCTAGCATCTTATAGCGGTCTCGGATTCTGGCGGTTACATTGGGATGGTTAGTCGTTATCATCCGCATTATGAGTTTATCCCTATTGTGCAGAGGAAGGGAGTCAGACCTTATCGGCCTGACTCCACTCTGCATATCACGTCACCCCATTAAGGAGAAGGAGGACAAGATCCGCTAAGCGGCTCGTATTCCGCACACTCGATCTGATCCAGGTCTCCGATACACCCTCCGTACCTCATCCACCCGGCCACCGTGTCGGTGTAGCTCAGGATGTCGAAATCGTCGAAGAGTGTGAGATCCATACGATATCCGGCTTTCAGCTTTCTCTTCGGGAGAATGACGTATATCCGGTTGGCATTAGTGAGCATCATGGATGTCAACTGCACGAAATTGTAGTCAATGACTTTCTCCGCATCTCCAAAAGCCTGGTTGCGGACCCCGAGGGCCATCCTCACGCGTCCTCTGAGCTGAATGGGAGTCAGGACGATAAACTGTGTCGTCTGAGGATTCAAGCCGTAACCTTTCCCGGCCACGTTGGTCAGGATCGTCTGCGCCATGAAGTTGATTGTGTTTGCGATAGAAAGCGCGTCCGCATGACAATCCGAACAGTCAGCGGGTACCGCAGCACAACAGCCTTTCTCGTCTCCGGCCGCCTCGATAAGCGCATAAAATACCGAAGCCCTCATAGAAAAAGCCTTATTCCTGAACTCGATCGCGTTATCCTCGATGGTCCAGAACTCCTGGTCTTCGAAAAGACCCCGGAACCAGCCGAGAGCCCCGCCGTAATAGCTGAAATAGCAGCGTTCCTTTTCTCCGCTCATCTGATAGACCTTGAGCTTTTCCCCGGGCTTTACGGCCTTGAAAGCAAGACCGCTCTGTACGTCGGACACATCGAACCCGGAGGCTTTCGTTCCTGAAAAGTCCTTCACGTCGAAAATCTGCTCATAGCCGTTGTCGTAGTCCGTGACAAGATGGAATTTCTCCACGACCTCGATCGCCTTCTCATAGGTCGGGAAATCGGACGGTATTGTGAACATTTGCAGTTGAGCGCTCTGGAGCTCTTTGTGCCTTTTGACAAACTCCTCGACCTTGGCCAGCCGCTGCGGAAGGAATTTGTTGGGGAGCGCACAGAAAAATTGCATCGCCCCGGCCAACATCTTCCGCTGTTCGGGGTCCTTCCAGTTGAACTCTTCCCAGTTAAGATTGAATATTCTGCTTCTCATCTTTCACCTCCCCGCTTAAAGCGCGGCCTCCACTTCGGCATGGTTGCCAGCCAGGTCGATCTCAACGTAGAGATCGTCGGCATCCGCCGGTTCCGTGGCCATACCGATCCAGTAATAAGCTGAATTGTATGTCGGCGTGACCAGCCTCGTAACGGGATCCCAATAGACGCGGTCCCCGGGCAGGAAGATGTCCGTAGACTCGGTCATCTTGGGAACCATAATTTTTTCGGCATGGTAGAAAAGAA